ACAAAGATAGGCAATTACCTGAAACAATTACTTTTAATAGCACCAATCTTTCTTGGTTTACTGAAATGCGTGGCACGGCTACCGCGGCAACCTTGAACGGTGCGCCCGCGGCTAATACGCAAACACTTGCTTTAACTTCTAACGGAACATTTAAAGCGGGTGATTTTATTATGATTAACGGTTACACCTACAAGATAACCGCGGATAGCGCGGGTTCATCAGTAGGCATCAATCGCCCGTTGATTGGTACGCCCGCATCAGGCACAACGGTTAGCATTGGCAATGCTTGCACATTTACGGTGGTTGCAGAATCTTGCCCAACCTATACACTTAACCCAATGACGGATGGCGCGTTTGTGCAATGGGATGCCCCGTTTGTTTTCCGTGAGTACATAACATGACAACAATTAATGCCGTAACTGGTTCACAAATCAACCATGCGGAATTTGTAAAACTTACCGTAGGCAATGCCGCTACGGTTTACACATTCTGCAACGCCGCCGCACCTATTACGGTTGGCGGCATTACCTTTGCTAACCTTGGTGCGCTACTTAGCGTTGGCGATGTTCAGCGCGACATTAAAGGCACTTCTGACGATATGACCATTGCGTTGACAGGCATTGACCCAACAAATATAGGCATCATTTTAGGCAACGACATTAAAGGTTCATTGGTAGAAGTTTGGCGCGGTTTCTTTGACAGTAACAACCAAATCATTACAACGCCTACAACGCAATTTTTTAAACGCTACCAAGGCATCATCAATAGCGTTTCAATTACTGAAGATTTTAATGCCGAAGCGCGTACACGCATTGCAACTTGTTCTATTTCTTGTTCATCAATGCGCCGAATTTTAGAAAATAGATTGTCGGGCGTAAAAACAAATCAAAACAATTGGCAATTTATTTATGCGGGTGATACATCAATGAACCGCGTAAGTGAAATTTCTAATACATTCTTTGATTTTGGTTCGCCGCCAATGACGCAAACACAAGCAAGCGAAACTACAGTAACAATGGATGGCGGTGGTACTGGCCCATGATAAGACAAGCGACAAGATACGATATACCTAGACTGTTAGAAATCGTGGAGGCATACGCCTATGAAAACCCAATTAAAAAACTTGGCGAATCGCATAATCACTTTCCCCGCTATGTTGAAGAACTATTGTTTAGCATCATTCACGGGCGTGGGTTTATTTATATCGACTCGCATCTCAGGGGCGCGATTGTGGCTTACAAAACTTCTAACATTTGGTCGCCCAAAGTAAAAGAATTAAACGAATTATTGTGGTGGGTAGAACCTGAACATCGCAATGGTACGGTTGGCGGTAGGCTTTGGAAAGCGTTTGATGAACGCGCAAAGGAAATGCTAAAAGCGGGCGATGTAGATTTTGTTTGTACTTCAATATCTGCTAACGGGCCTTTAATTGATTACACGCGCAGGGGATACAAATCCCTTAGTGCAACTTTTGTTAGGGAATAAAATGGTAGCAACAATGATTGCCGCGGGCGCGTCATGGTTAGCAGGGGCAACAGGAATTAGCATGGCTTATGCTACCTTTGCCGTAAACTTTGCTTTATCAATGGTTGTGTCTAGAATTTTTGCCGATAACCCTGAAACACAACAAGACATGGGCGTAAGGCAACAAGTACCGCCAAGCGCAGTTAACGCTATTCCTATTGTGTACGGCAATGCGTACATGGGCGGCACATTTGTTGATGCCGTTCTGACAACTGACCAAAAAACAATGTACTATGTTTTGGCTATTTCAAGCATTAGCCCTAATGGTCAATTTACATTTGATACCGCCGATATGTATTACGGCGATAGAAAAATTACTTTTGATGGTTCGGATTTAACTAAAGTTGTTAGCCTAACTGATGAAGCGGGAAATGTAGATACAAAGATTAACGGCTATCTTTATATCAATCTTTATAAATCTACAACGGGCGGCACAATTACATCCGCAAATGGCGCATCAGCACCTAGCACGGTTATGGGTGGTTCTGATATTGCCGTTGGTCAGCGTTGGACAGGAACGCGGCAAATGAATGGTTTGGGGTTTGCTATTGTCAAACTTATTTACAACCGCGATGCAGATACAACGCAACTTAACCCAATTACTTTTAAAGTAGCGCATACGCTAAACGGTACAGGCGTAGCCAAAGCGGGCGATGTTTGGTATGACTACATGACCAACGCGGTTTATGGCGGCGCAGTAGATGCGGCGTTTGTAAATAGCACAAGCGCAACCGCATTAAACGCGTATGGCGACCAAAACATTACATTTACAAATAGTAGCGGCGCACCATCTACGCAACCGCGTTACCGTATCAACGGCGTATTAGATGCAGGGCAATCAGTTCTTTCTAATGTTGACCGCATCGTTTCTGCTTGTGATTCTTGGATGACCTATAACGCCGCATTGGGTCAATGGTCGGTAGTTATTAACAAAGCCGAATCTACGGCGTATGCTTTTGATGATGACAACATCATTGGCGAAATCCGCGTTAGCGCAACTGACATTACAAGTTCAATTAACCAAGTTGAAGCGCGATTCCCATTTAAAGAAAACCGCGACCAAGCCGCATTTGTAAATATTGAAACACCTAGCGGTTTACTGTATCCCAACGAACCCGTTAACAAATATTCAATCACATACGATTTGGTTAACGATTCGGTACAAGCAAATTACCTTGCTAATCGTTTATTAGAACAAGCCCGCGAAGATTTAATTGTAGGCTTTACCACTACATATTACGGCATCCAAGTTGATGCGGGCGATGTAGTTAGCGTTACCAATGCTGATTACGGTTGGAACGCAAAACTTTTTCGCGTAATGAAAGTTAATGAAGCATCTTTACCCGATGGTTCATTAGGTGCAAGATTGGAAATGTCAGAGTACAACGCGCAAGTTTATGATGACTTTGATATAACGCAATTTACGCCAATACCTAATTCGGGTTTGGCATCAGTAAGTTATTTTTCACCATTAGCCGCGCCTACGGTTACGGGATTTCCAAGCGCGACAATTCCCTATATTGATGTTCAAGTTTTTGTGCCAACAACAGGGCGCGTAACTTTTGCTAATTTGTTTTGGACTACAAGCGCAACGCCAACTGCCGCAGATTGGAAATTAGTTTCTAGTGCATCAACAACTAACGGACAACCCGTTACCAATAATAGTTATTACACATTTGCCAACATCACGCTAAACACGGGTACTTATTATTTTGCTTACATGGTTGGCAATGATGTAACAAGTTCAATATTAAGCCCAATTAGCGCGTCATTGGTTTGGAATCCTGTAGCGGGGGCAGGGCCTACAGGCCCTACAGGGGCATCGATAACAGGGCCTACAGGGGCAACGGGCAACTTAGGGCCAACTGGCACTAACGGAAATTCTGCGCGTATTTGCTATTCAAAAACTACTTTAAGTTCTTTATCGCCAACGCCAACAACAATTACAACAAGTGGTAGCGTATCTTACCCGCCAAATGATTCGTGGGGTGCGGGAACTGTTTGGGGTGCTACTGCGCCCGTTATTGTTGCGGGCGAATCTGTTTACCAATCAGATGGTGTTTATTCCCCATCTACAAACAATACAGTTTGGAATGTGCCATACCTTTCTAATTTAAAGGTTGGTCAACTATCCGCAATTAGCGCAAACCTTGGAACTATTACAACGGGTCAAATTACCAATACAAGTTACAACACAACAATGCAATTGGGTGCGGCGGCGGGTGGTTCATCATCAGGCGCAACAATGTATTTTGAACGCACGGGTACGGCATCATCCGCGCTTGGGCCAATTGTTTACGGTAATGATATTTCTACTTCTAAAACCGCGTACTCATACGCATTTGCATCAAGGGTTGCAGATACATTTTTAGTCTATACGGAAGGCATAGGATTAGGAAGTTATAACGGAATCTTTCAAGCGGGTAATGGAAGTGGACTTTGTTACTATAATCTTGCGGTTTTGGGATATACGGAAGCCGCTAGTTTGTCGGTTACTCAATATCAATACAATGGAACTGCGGGTTCGCCCGTTAACCCTGCGGGTGATTTTGCGGCTTTAAATGGTAGCGGTGGAATTGGGGCGCGAATTAAACTTGCATCGGGTACAGGATACGCGTATTACATTGATGCGGGCGTTGGTGGCCCGTTTACAGGCGCACACGATGGTTTAATTTCTAAGACAGAAACAATTGTTCAAGGCGATATTGTTGTTGATGGCGTTTTAGTTAGAAAATCCACTATCAGCGATACCATTTACACCGTCACAAAATCTACAACGGCAAATCAATGTGCGCTTGGGGTTTTTAATGTTTCTACACCGCTAGACGCATTAGCCCCGCCCGCCGCTTTGATTGATGGATATACCGTAAAAATTAATAAAGTTGGGGAAAAGGTATTTATTCCTAATCCCGCCCCTGAATTCTATGTTTACGAACCAACCAGTTATTCAGCAATCATCAATGCTATTGGTGAAGGTCAAATAAATGTTTGCGGGGAAAATGGCAACATTGCCGTTGGCGACCTAATCGTTACGTCTAGCACCGCGGGCAAAGGCATGAAACAAGCCGATGATTTGGTTCGTTCCTATACCGTAGCCAAAGCGCGGGAAGCGGCAACATTTTCTAGCCCAACTGATATACAAATGATTGCGTGTATTTATGTAAGTGGCTAAAATATCTAAAATACAATACACCATAACCGCGGGATTCGCGGATGTTCTAACTAAGTTTAGGGAACGCTATGGCGATTTTTAATAAAAATACCCTTGCACAAGTAAGCGGTTTTGACAACCCCATTCTTGCGGGCGAATTGGTTTGGAATCAACAAACCTATTGGAATTTGACATTTACCAATTCCGCTACAGGCTTGCCCGTCAATCTGACAGGCGCAACCCTTAATGCACAAATTGTTCGCCGTGAACTATCAAACATTATTGATACGCGTAACGGGTTAACTTTTGATATTGCAGATTACAACCCCCCGCCCGCGGCAATCCCGTTAACGATTACTAACATTGTTGCCGCTAATGGAACTTGTACATTGGTTATAGACGCGGCGGCTTGGGGCTTGATGAGTACAGATACCCAACTAGAAATTGATGCCGCCGATACCGTGGGTTTTTCAGGTCGCGTTAAGGTTAGTTTTCCCGTATCGGGAACTACGCCCGCAGATGATTCCATTATTTTCTTGTTGTTCTTGGTTCGTAGCGATGGGGTTATTGTCCTATGAGCAACATCAAAGTTTCCGTTCAAGATGGCAACAATGTAAACCTACAAGTAACGCCACAACCGCGCATTGATTTAAGGATTGATAGGGCGATTAGCGGGGCTACAGGGCCGACAGGCCCACAGGGTAGCGGCCCTACAGGGCCAACGGGTGCAACTGGCGCACCTAGCACGGTGACAGGGCCTACAGGGGCGCAAGGTGCTACGGGCGGCGCAGGGCCTACTGGCCCTACTGGTGCGCCATCTACGGTGCAAGGCCCTACGGGGGCTACAGGGCCTACTGGACAAGGTACGCAAGGCGTAGCAGGGCCTACTGGCCCGCAGGGAATTCAAGGTATTCAAGGCGTTCAAGGCATACAAGGTATCCAAGGCCCAACAGGGGCGCAGGGTGCTAACGGAAATGATGGCCCGACAGGGCCTACGGGCGTTAATGGTGCTAACGGCAATACAGGCCCAACGGGTGCGGTTGGCCCGACAGGGGCGCAAGGCGTTCAAGGCAACGCAGGGCCTACAGGCCCACAAGGTATTCAAGGCGCAATTGGCCCTACGGGTGCTACGGGTGCTGATAGTACGGTTGCAGGGCCTACTGGCCCGACAGGGGCGCAAGGCATCCAAGGCGCGATTGGGCCAACTGGCGCACAAGGTATTCAGGGAATTCAGGGCGAACAAGGTTTGCAAGGCATCGCAGGGCCAACGGGGGCGCAAGGCGCACAAGGCGTTCAAGGCGTTACAGGGCCAACGGGCGCACAAGGCGTAGCAGGGCCAACGGGAAGCACGGGCGCGGCAGGGGCTACAGGGCCAACGGGTGCGGCATCTACAGTAGCAGGGCCTACAGGCCCAACAGGTGCTACGGGTGCTGATGGTCAATCTTCATCGTATTACCAATATGATGCGGATACTACGCAAACATCGGGTACACCTACATCGGGTCATGTGTTTTGGAATAACGCAACGCAAATATCTGCAACTAGTCTTACCTTTAGTCACTTAACAAGCAACGGCATTGATGTTGATTTGTTCTTGGGATTCTTAAAAACAGGCGATAGCCTTATCTTGCAAGATGCAACCAATTCAAACAATTACCAACAATGGGTTTTATCTGCTAACCCAACGGTAGTGCCTAACACTTCAGTAACTTGCCCCGTTACCCTGACAACATCTAGCGGCACGGGAACAACTGGTTTTGCAAACAATCACAATTTAATTGCAATTATTCAATCTATTGGCGTAGTGGGCGCGACAGGGCCAACAGGCGCAACAGGGCCTACAGGCGCGGCAAGTACGGTAGCAGGGCCAACAGGGGCAGTAGGCGCAACAGGCCCAACTGGTTCGCAAGGCGTGGTCGGGCCGACAGGCCCAACGGGGGCGCAAGGTATTCAAGGCGACCAAGGCATCCAAGGTATTCAGGGCGTGGTTGGGCCGACAGGCGCACAAGGCATCCAAGGTATCCAAGGCGACCAAGGTATTCAGGGCATTGCAGGGCCAACAGGCGCACAGGGCATCCAAGGGGTGACAGGGCCGACAGGGGCGGCATCTACCGTAGCAGGGCCAACTGGCCCGCAAGGTATCCAAGGCGTTCAGGGCGTGGCAGGGCCTACAGGCCCGCAGGGTGATACGGGCGCACAAGGGGTCGCAGGGCCAACAGGCCCAACGGGTAATACGGGCGCAACAGGCGCACAAGGCCCAACAGGGCCTACGGGAACACAAGGGATTCAAGGCGATGTAGGCCCGACAGGGCCGCAGGGCGTACAGGGAATTCAGGGCGTACAAGGCGTAGTCGGGCCAACTGGTGCAACAGGAAATACTGGCGCAACAGGGCCTACGGGGGCTAACGCGGGGGGTGGCCCGATTGTTCCTAACTTGGATACAGTAAGTTCAAACCAAACTTTGAATAGCGGTACTAATGGATTTTCAGTAGGCCCGATGACCATTGCAAGCGGATATACAGTAACCATCGCATCAGGTCAGCGTTGGGTTGTTCTTTAAAGGATTAAAAAATGGCAATCATTCTTAACGGTAACAACACCCCAACGGCGGGCGCAGTAGCGGTTGGCGATGGAACAACTTTAGCGTTTACATCGGCGGGTACATCGGGGCAATTGTTGCAATCAAATGGTGCTAGTGCGCCTAGTTTTACTAGCACATTGGCATCGTTAACTTTAACAAACCCAACTGTTACTAACTACACCGAAACGCCATTTACGGCAAATAGTTCAACCGCTATTACTTTGGCATTGACTAACGGCACGGTTCAAATTATTACGCTAACAGGCAACGCAACAATTACGATGCCTAGCGCGGTTAGCGGCAAATCGTTCATCATGTTTTTAAAGCAAGATGCAACGGGTTCACGCACGGTAACTTGGTCAACGGTTAAATGGGCGGGTGGTACTGCGCCAACGATTACTGCTACGGCAAGTAGGCAAGATATTTATTCGTTCTTTAGCGATGGAACAAACTGGTATGGCGTTAATGTTGGTCAAAACTACACACCATAAGGATTGATAAATGTTTGCCGCATCAAAAACAGATTCAGTTTCAGTTTCAGGCGGGCCGCCTGACCCGCAATTTAATTATGTCACTATGCTTTTGCATGGCGATGGGACTAATGGCGCACAGAACAATACATTTATAGACAGTAGCGGAAATAATTTTCCTATTACCCGCAACGGCAATACAACCCAAGGTTCTTTCTCGCCTTATGGGTCTGGTTGGTCGAATACTTTTACTGCTTCTTCTGGAAGTTATTTAAGCGTTCCATATAGTTCTGCTTTTAATTTAACAGGCGACTTTACAGTTGAATGTTGGATTAACCCGTCACAATTACCAACAGGTACTGGAGTTGGGTCGCCTTTGTACCCTAGAATTTTTAGTTTTGGAACATACGATGCCGCAAATAGTATTGGTTTAGAAATAAATTCAAATGATGTGGGTACAGTTAACGCATTAGTAGTTTGGTACAACGGAAGTCAATACTATTCTGCTAATAATATTGTTGCCGCGGGTAATTGGTATCATTGTGCAATAGTTCGTAGCGGAACTACTATTAAAATATATTTAAATGGCACAAGTGTAATAACAATTACTAGCGCAAGTGCCGCAGTAAACACAAGTCAAGCATTGTTCATTGCATCATTGCAAAGTTTTACAGCAGATGCTAATGCTTGTTTTAAAGGAAGCATATCTAATTTGCGTGTTGTTAAAGGTACGGCAGTTTATACAAATACATTTACGCCCCCAACAACTCCTCTTATTGCAATCACAAATACTGTATTGCTAACTTGTCAATCAAATCGGTTTGTTGATAATAGTACAACTAGCGCAATCATTTCTTCTTTTGGCACACCAAGCGTTCAACGCTTTAACCCATTTGGTACTTCTACTGCCTACTCCACAAGCGTGATTGGTGGGTCAGGAATTTTTGCATCTTCAAATTGGCTTGATGTATCTGCAAATTCTGCTTTTTCTTTTACTGGTTCGTTTACTGTTGAATGTTGGGTGTATCAAACAGAAAGAGGACTTAATGGCGTTGTTACTGAAGTTGGTTTATACACAGATGGAGTAATGATTAGGCTTGGAACAATTGGTGGAATTTATGACGCAGTTTATGTAAACAATAATAATATTGGCGGCATTTCAACATATGTTTTATTAAATTCATGGAATCACATTGCCGTAGTTAGAAGTGGAACAAGCGTTACTGTTTATGTAAATGGGGTATCTAGAGCAACAGGCACAGTTTCTGGAACTGTTAACGGGGCTATAGGCGGCACAAGAATTGGCGCACCAATACACACAACAGGATCGGCACAACCTTTTAATGGCTATATAACTGACTTTCGGATTGTCAAAGGAACTGCGGTTTACACAACTACATTTACCCCGCCAACTACGCCGCTTACCGCCATTACAAACACATCATTGCTTACAAACATGACCAATGGCGCAATCTTTGACAACGCCATGATGAACGACTTAGAAACTGTTGGTAACGCACAGATTTCTACAAGCGTTAAGAAGTATGGAACAGGGTCAATGTCGTTTGATGGGACAGGTGATTGGTTATATTCTCCATACACACCAAATTTAGATTTAGGTGCGGGGAACTTTACTGTTGAATGTTGGGCATATATAAATGCGACAGCAACACAAGCACTTTTTTCAATCAATGGAAGCAATAGTTTTTCGCAATTACAAGTGGCTACAAGCACAAACGATTGGTATCTTTTAATCAGCACATCTAATAATTTGTGGGTTAATACAACAACAGGTGGTTCGTATTCAGCAAATACTTGGTATCACGTTGCGGTTGTAAGAAATGGAAGCACTTTTACTTTGTATGTCAATGGAACTTCTGTGTTAACACAATCAACATCTAGTGCTTTATATGCTTATGGCGGTGCAACAAGAGTTGGTCAAAATTCGGATAATAGTTTGAACTTTAACGGCTATATTGACGATTTCCGCATCACCAAAGGCTATGCCCGATACACCGCAAACTTTACACCGCCAACCGCGGCATTTTCTAATACAGGCCCATACTAAGGAATATTATGCAAATTGCAATTTTGACAAACCCAATTACAGTAAACGATTACCGCGAACTGTTTGCCAATACATCGTTTAATGCCAATGGCCCAAGCGATGAATTCTTAACTGCTAACAATGCCAAAAAGGTCAACGCCTTTAAAGCACATGACAGACTAACGCAAAAGTTAGTTCAATGCGCGGCTTATGATGATGGCGAATTTGTATCTATTGTTGAAGTTCAATTATTAACTGCGGAAGAAATACAAGCGGCTAAAGATTCTGCAATGTCTAACATTCGCGGCACACGGAATCAACTGTTAAATGCTTGCGATTGGACACAAGCGGTAGATTGCACAATTGCTAAGAAAACAGAATGGGCAACATACCGCCAAGCATTACGCGATTTGCCAAGCACTATTACAGAACCAAGAACATTTAGCGCATGGCCCAATAACCCTGATGCAATTACATTGGAGTAAGCATGGCAACAAATATTAGTGCCGATGATGGCGTAGTAAGCGGCGTAGCAGGGCTTAAAACAAGCGCAGATAATAGCGGTGTTTTGGCATTGCAAACCAATGGAACAACTGCATTAACTGTTAGTACAACATTAGCAATTGGTGTCGGTAGTACGCCTAGTTATGGCACATCAGGGCAAGTATTAACAAGCGGTGGTTCTAGTGCTTCACCTACATGGTCAACACCTACAACAACATCCCCTGCGGGTTCTACAGGCCAAGTTCAATACAACAATGCGGGTGCGTTTGGGGCTATTTCTAGTGGCACATCGGGCCAAGTATTGACAAGCGCGGGTTCAGGTTCTGCGCCTACTTGGTCAACGCCTAGTGGTGGTTCATGGATTTACATAAATACAGTAACTGCTAGTGCGGCTAGTACTGTAGATGTTACGGGAATGAATAGCACATACGATATGTATATGATTGTTGCGCAAAATGTATCTAGTTCAGATAGTGTTGCAATGAACGCAAAAATCTATCTTGGTGGAACTTTGCAAACATCATCGCTTTACGGTTATATCATAGGTGTTATGGATAGCACATGGTCAGTTACAAGCAATACAGGCCCAACAGATAGTCGAGGATTTTTGGCGAGTGCCGGTTATATAAATACAGGTGGAACACCCGATAGAACTTTTATTATTTATTGCCCTAATGTAAATAGCACATCCAAAGCGCATGGATTTTGGGGAACGGGGCAAGAAAATAGAACAACATCAAGACCCCATGTTTATCATTTTTCAGTTAACTACGCAAGCATTGGTTCTGCAATGACAGGAATTCAACTTTATATGGGAAGCGGAACTCTTACTGGCACATTTCGTTTATACGGCTTAAAGAATAGTTAAGGAATAATCATGGCAAGATTTCACGCAACACCCGAAGGCAACATCCCGTTTACTGATGAAGAAGAAGCCGCATGGGATTTACAAGAACAGCAAGAAATAGCGGCAAAGTTAGAATTAGAAAAAACACAATATCAACGCAACCGTGCCGCTGAATATCCATCAATTACAGATTACATTGATGGTGTAGTAAAAGGCGACCAAACGCAAATACAAGCATACATTGATGCGTGTTTAGCCGTAAAAGCAAAATACCCCAAACCTTAATTTGTGGCATAATTGAAAGCATGAATATAAATGAACTTAAATCATTGCTTTCGTATGAACCTGATACTGGTGTAATTCGATGGGTTGCCAAGGGTAAAGGGCGCATCAAAAAGAAAGAAGCGGGTACGCTATTGCATAGCGGCTACGCGGGTATTTGCATAGGCCCAAAGCGTTGGCAATCGCATAGGATTGCATGGGCTTTGCATTACGGTGAATGGCCTAAAGACCAAATCGACCACATCAACGGCATCAGGACTGACAACCGTATTTGCAATTTGCGTGAAGCAAGTAACAACCAAAACGGCAAAAATCTTGGGCTATCAAAAGCCAATACATCAGGTTTTAAAGGTGTATGTTTTGACAAACAAACTGGCAAATGGCGGGCAATTATTAAAGTAAACTTTAAACAAATTAACATTGGGCGGTTTGTTAATTTACAAGATGCCATCGATGCAAGGATAGCCGCCGAACAACAATACTTTGGTGAATGGAATAGGACAAGATATGAAAATAGCAATCAGCGCAATCAGCAAGAACGAAGCGCAATTTGTTCAGCGGTTTTGTGATTCGGCTAAAGATGCAGATTTAATTTGCATTGCCGATACGGGTTCAACTGACGATACAGTTAAATTGGCTTTGGAATGTGGTGCAATCGTTCACGATATTTGTATTAGCCCTTGGCGGTTTGATTTGGCCCGTAATGCGGCTTTAGCATTATTGCCGCGTGATATTGATGTAGTGATTAGCCTAGACCTTGATGAAGTATTAGAAAAAGGTTGGCGTGAAGAAATTGAACGGGTTTGGGAATTAGGCAAAACAACCCGCTTGCGATACAAGTTTGATTGGGGTTGCGGAATATCTTTCTTTTACGAAAAGATTTTTTCACGGCACGGCTATAGGTTCTGGCACGCGGTCCATGAGTACCCCCGACCTGATGGTCGCATCACGGAAATTTACGCGCATACCGATATGTTATTGGTTCAGCACTTGCCCGACAATACAAAATCCCGCGGGCAATATATGCCGCTACTGGAACTTGCGGTTAAAGAAGATGCACATTGTCCCCGTAACGCGTTTTATCACGCACGGGAATTAACTTTCTATGCGCGTTGGCACGATGCGATTACCGCCCTTAATAAGTACCTTGCAATGCCCGAAGCCACTTGGCAAAACGAACGATGCTATGCAATGCGTTTGTTGGGTAAGGCGCATGAAGAACTAGGGCAATCGGTAGAAGCGCATAAGTGGTATCGCCTAGCAATTGCCGAAGCCCCTAACACCCGCGAACCTTGGTGCGAATTGGCAATGTTCTGCTACCGCCGTAGCCTTTGGGTCGAATGTTATTCTGCGGCAAAATCGGCACTTGAAATAAAAGATAAACAATTGGTTTATACAATGAACCCTGATG